TGGATTTGGTATCACACGTTATTAGGCTTACTGCTTTTATTTACTAACATACTCTTAATTTCTATTATGGTAATCCTGGCGGTTAAGTTATGAGCTTTGGGAGAAGAAGAAAGAAAAAAAACCGCAAGGCGGAGAAAGACTATAACGAAGCATTGTGGAAAGCATATCCCAAGAAAAAGGAGAAAAATGAGCAAGATTAATCCAGAACATTATAAGTTTGGCGGTGTTGAATGTATTGATGCTATCAAAAGCAGTCTTAGTCCAGAACAATTTAGAGGGTATCTCAAAGCCAGTATTATTAAATATCTATGGCGGTATGAGAAAAAGAATGGTTTAGAGGACTTAGAGAAAGCAGATTGGTTTTTAAGAAAATTAAGATACGAGGTAGAGAATGAGTAAAGGCGACTGGCCCAGACCTGTAAATAAGAAGAAATTTGACGAAGAATTTGAGAGAATCTTTAAGAAAAAGAAGGAGAAAAGAAATGATAAAGATACTACAAGGTAATTGCTTAGATAAGTTAAAAGAATTACCAGACCAATCAATTAATACCTGTATTACCAGTCCGCCCTATTGGGGTTTGAGGGATTATGGAGAGGGTGAACAACTTGGCATGGAAGATACCCCAGAAGAATTTGTTTCTAACCTAGTTGAAGTATTCAGAGAAGTTAAACGAGTGTTGCGAGATGATGGCACAGTTTGGCTTAATTTAGGAGATAGTTATTCGAGCGGTGGTAGAACTACAACAACTAATCAATCTTTACGAGGAGATAAAGATTATGGAGTGACAAGACCAAAACCAAGTAAAGGCATAAAACCAAAAGATTTAATCGGTATTCCCTGGCGAGTAGCCTTCGCTTTGCAACAAGATGGTTGGTATCTCAGACAAGACATTATCTGGCACAAACCGAATCCTATGCCAGAAAGTGTAAGAGATCGTTGTACCAAAGCACACGAATACATATTTTTATTAAGTAAGAATCCAAAGTATTATTTTGATAATGAAGCTATCAAGGAAGATGCAAAGTTTCCTGATGGCTCGAATACACCAAAAAGCATAAAGGCAGTAGATGGTGTTTATTCTAAAAATTTACAAAAGATAGGCGCTAATCCTAAAAGAAACAAACGCTCAGTTTGGACAGTTACCACTAAACCATTTAAAGGCGCACACTTCGCAACTTTTCCAATGGATTTGATAGAGCCATGTGTGTTAGCTGGTTGTCCAGAAAATGGCACAGTTTTAGATCCTTTTGGCGGTAGCGGTACGACAGGCATTGTCGCTAGTAACCATAATCGTAAGGCAGTTTTAATTGAATTGAACACAGAATATATTGAAATTGCCAGACAAAGAATACAAAATCAAGGCGGATTATTTACCGATTTAGAGATAGAATGAACGGTCGGTATGGGTAGACAGTTATTGACGGTATGGGTAGACCTAAACGGTCGATACATACCGTCACACATACAAGACTTAAACAAATATAAATACCGCTTGGGCGGTATTTATTTATTTAGAGAGAGAATGTGGAAAACGAGTATTGGTGGGTAAAGAATATAGATATTGAGGACGAGCGTGCGAGCGGAGAAATCCGCTTTGCGCTCGTGAGTAAGTATTCGGATTATAGTAAGTTAAAGAAGATAGTTTGGATTTGGTTTAGAGCGCATACGGATAGCAAATTAAGTTCCCGTGCGAAAATAATTTTATGGGCAATATGCGAGCGTTGGAATAAATATCAAACCTGGAGCTGTCCTGATTCGTTTGAGTATTTGGGGAATATGTTGAATATGCATCGTTCGACCGTAGCGAAAGGCATTTATGAGCTAGTGGATAATGATGTTATTTGGTTAGTGGAAGAAAGCGAGCGTAGGGGAATGAAAAGGATTAAGCAGCACTCACGCAAGCGTAAGCATATTTTGTTAGTGGGTTTGGGGAAGTTACTTAGCGACCACTTAGTTTAAGATTCTTGCCTCGTTGTCTTCTTTGGTTTTTGTTGAGTGAGGAAGATTTAATTCTATTCTTCCTAGATTGCGAAGTTTTCTTTTTTACTGGTATTGGTCGTGGGGTTTGAGTTTTCGATCTTTGCATGGTTTAGTGGAAGGAAGGTTTCAAGGGGAGAATTATCATTATGAAAAAGAAACCTTCCTTCGCTTAATTAACTACGATACATTTTATCAAGTTCTATGGTTTTTGATACCCAAACTTGCTTAAATTCTAAAGACTTGGCCTGTCGTATAGCAGTCTTTAAGTTCGCTCGTCTTTTAAAATATAGTTCTTTATTCATGATTACTCTCCTTTTGAAAAAAATATATTGTTGGCATAGTCAATGGCTTGTTTTTCGGTTAGTCCTTTGTCTAATGCTTCTTGGTAAAATCTTTCTAATAAGATTTGGTTTATTTCGTTACTGATACTTCCTCCTGTAACTTTTGAATGATTGATTTATAAATACTTCCTTCTTCTTCAAGATATATTGTTTTTTGTGTATCTTTATTCCCACAAAAAAAACATTTATTTATAAATTTATCTTGCTCAAAGAAATGATTATTACATTTAAGACATTCTACTATTTTCATGCTTCCTCCTCATCATCAGAAAGAATGACTAAATGTTTTTTCATCCAATCTTCGTTGATGCCTTCTTTTTTTAATTTATCTTTTAGTTTTTCTTCAAACATTTTCTTAGTTTTTTTATCCATTTTATTTCTCCTTTAATTTATTATTTACGTTGATTCTAAAATCATAAGCTAAATTTTCTATGTATTCCCAAATTTGCTCTCCAGAATGATATTCGAAAGGTTGCCAAGCAAATTCTACTAAATGACTGTTAAGCTCTTCATCTTCCCACTCATCATATTCTTCGGGCAAATGTTCTGTTAAGTAATGTCCACTAGCCCAGATAATTGATTCTTTTTCTGTGATGCTCATTATTTCTCCTTTTGGTTAAAGTTTGGGTTGAGTCTGATTTCTCTGTCCAAACTGCTTTCCCTTGCTTTTGGTTTAAAATTCTCAAGTAATGCTTTCAAGTTAGCCATTTCTTGATTCCTTAATAAAATCCTATCAATGATTTTTTCCTCTTCTTTTTGTGTCATTAAATGGATTTCTTTGGTTAATAAATTTCGATCATCATAGTTAGCGCAATACAAACTAGATAGTCGGTCATTGATTTGCTCTTCGGTAAGATTATCTAAGTTCATTGTTTATTTATCTCCTTCTTTACTGCGTGTTTAAAATGTCTTTCTAAAGTAATAGGTACTTCATAAAGAGTGTCAGTTATAGGGCAGTACCAAATTTCAAGCTCTCCCTCTACTTTGGTTTCTACATATTCTAAATCTTCTAAGTTCATGGTTATTCTCCTTATGTTATGTTTCTAAGTATTAAATCTGATTCATCTTTGCCTTTAGCTTCGGCACAATGTCCAAAGATTTGTGACTCTTCAAACTCTGTATATTCTTCTTCTAATGATTCACGGACAAGGGATTTATATTCCTCTAATGTTTCATTATCTCTTATGACTTCATGCTCACAATTATTGGGGAAGATTGCTACTGCAAATATATCTTCCGTTAGTGGTTCAAAATAAAAAACTCCTGCATCTTGGCATTCATTGTCTAATTCATAGGTTATTGAATTATCCGTAATTTCTATTGAATGAATATCAAAATATCCGAATTGTGCAATTTTAGAAACTAAAATTGATTTTAATTCATTTAAATTAGGATTGCCGTCAAAGTCGTTGTCTACTTCTATTATTTCTATATCTGAGTCGCTATAACCTTCGCCATTCCATGACTCAGTTACTAGGTATTTTGTTTTTGACATGGTTATTTCTCCCTCATACATTTAAACCAAATTGTTCCGCTTAAATCATCATATGTTAGCCATTCTCCTTTTTTAGCATTAAATAATTTATCAAGAAAAGATTCTTCCAAATTCCATTCTTTTGCTAATTCAATTTCTTTAAAATAACTCAATCTCTGTTGAGTATAGTAATGAATAACAAAATACTCATCTTCTAAAGATTCAATATAATAAATTTCATTTTCTGGAACTTCTTCATTCCCCATATAACCATTTCCCCAGATAACTAAAAATGTTTTGTTATCTTTGGCTAACTCATATTCTGAGTCATAAGGGTTATATTCGTACATTTTTTTAACTTGCATTTGCATAATTATTTCTCCTATAAAAAAAGGAAGTAGCTAAGCTACTTCCTCAAGTTCTTGTAAATAATCATTAACGATTTCTTCGCCAATGATATAAGCGTACATATTCACAACTTTTTCTGGCTCAGATAAATCTGTATAAACTTCTCCAAAATTAAATTGCTCATAATCTTTAACAAAGTTAATTACATCAAAAGCCATATCGCCTAGCCATTGTTTGGCTTGATAAGTGCCAATGATGTAATAGTCAGTGTTAAAAGCGTGATAGTGAATATCATCTTTATTTTCTTCTATCCAGTCGGCATCTTGGTCGTTAATAAAATCATCAAAGTATTCTTTGATTTCTTCTTTTTTATATTCCATTGATAATTCTCCTTTAATTAGTTAATCAATATGTTTATTTTGGACTAATCAATATCATTGTCAAGCATTAAATGACATTTTTTATCACTTTATATATAAGTAATAAATAAGCATTTTAGTGAATAAATGACATAAAAATATTAAAATACCTTATGGAAGCAAAGAAAAAACCAGGAAGGAAAGCTGGACGACCTAAGAAGTGGGATAAGATTAAACCAGATGAAGTCTATGAGTTAGCCAGACAAGGTCTAGGCGTCATGGATGTTTGTCGAGGTCTTAACAATGGGAAAGGTGTTGGTTGGGATACTTTTAACAGGGCTAGAGCTAAAAATTCGGATATTTCGGACGCATACGAGCGTGGGCTAAGCGAGTCAGTGAAATTTGTGAACGGTAAGTTACTTGAAACAATATCTGAAGGATCTATTCAAGCAATACAATTTTTCTTACGCAATAAAAGACCCGATGAATGGAACAAAGACCAAAGACAACAAACAGATATAAGAATTTCTTTATCTGATGTTTTGCAAGATGCAAAGCAAAGAATCAACAGCTCAAGTGCAACTATAAATATTATTGATGCTCAAAAGGTTGATGCAACAGAGGAGAGCATCTTCTTAGATAACAAAGGCACAGACAATAACGATTCTGACTCTCTCTCTCCTTCCAATAAATCAGAATCATAGAGCGATGAAGTTATCTTTTCTCCGCTTCATCGCTCGACCAAATCGCAAAAACCCCCCTTTCGAGCCAGGCGTGGTAGCGTTATATATATAACTAATGAACTAATTTTTTTTTAATTTTATGAAATATGGTGTAGAAGCAGAAAAAGAACTAATGAC